GAAGCCACTAAAGCGGGGGATTAGGGGCATTGTCTGATCAGCAGCTTAAAAAAGCGGGCGTTTCCGGGTATAATAAGCCCAAGAGGACGCCTAATCACCCTAAGAAGTCTCACGTTGTTGTTGCGCGGTTTAAGGATGGCGGCGGAACGAAGACCAAGCTAATTCGCTTTGGCGAGCAGGGTGCCAACACTGCTGGCAAGCCCAAGTCGGGCGAGGGCGAGCGGATGCGAAATAAACGTGCTAGTTTTAAGGCGCGTCATGGGAAGAACATTGCCAAGGGCAAATCGTCTGCGGCCTACTGGGCTAATAAGGTTAAATGGTGAACTAATGGCATATGGAAGCAAGGGCAAGAAAGCTGTTGGCGGCAAGAAGCGCCCTATGATGGCTGCCAAAATGAAGAAGAATAAGGGCAAAATGACTGCTGCGGAAATGGAAGTAAAGCGCGGCAAGCGTCGTGCCTAAAGCCGGTCGCACTAATTCCAAGTTGTGGGAGAGTGCTAAGCGCCGAGCGAAGTCTCGCATGGGTGGGAAGCATTCTGCCCGTGCGATGCAGCTTGCGGGCAAGATCTACCGCGAAGAGGGCGGCGGTTATAGCGGCTCCAAGACGTCTGGTCAGAAGTCCATGTCCAAGTGGACTAAGCAGGACTGGGGCACGAAGAGTGGCAAGAAGTCGTCTGAGACGGGCGAGCGTTATTTGCCGAAGAAAGCCCGCGCTGCTTTGAGCAGCAAGGAGTATGCTGCAACTTCTGCTAAAAAGCGCAAGGATACTAAGGCTGGGAAGCAGTACTCAAGCCAGCCGAAAAAAATTGCTAAAAAGACGTCTCGCTACAGCTAGGCGTCTTCAGGCATTTCCAGGCAAGTTGCATTTTTAATTTCCAGCAATGGAAAGTTTGCTCGGACCTGCCGAATCCCGTTTTCTTGAAGTTCTTTTATGCAGGAATCGTATGTGGGCTTCATTGGCCCCGTAACGGGGAAGCATTGCATTTCAACGCATAGGATGATGATCGGGATGAACATATTGACCTCCATTCTATCATAGTAGCATTTTTAGTTCGTTTTTGAAAATTGAGGGTTTCACCAATCTCACCACACCACCACCCCCTAAAGGGGGTGTGGGTTGGTGCGATGAGATTGGCAATGAGTCGCCGTGAAGTTTTGTGACTAACGTGTTATCTATTGCTGGTCTGGATTTACCGCTGGGGGCGATAATGATTGAGGGCTTTTTACAAACATGGTGGCCGCAGTTGACGGCATTTGTGTTTTTGATTGCGTGGCTAAACAGGGAGTCAACACGCATGACGGTTCGTGTGGAGCAGCTTGAGAAAAAAGTGGAAAATTTGTTTGTGCTTTGGAATAAGCAAATTGACCGCGAACTGGACAAGCGCTCAAAAGATGGGTAGAGTTTTTTTGCTATCTTCTTGTTGCATAGCTCTCTCTGTTCGGTGTCCCCTCCTCCCTGTTGACCCGGACCAACTTGGCGGCACGTTTGTCATGGGGCGTGCCGCCTTTTTTATTTTGGTTTAATTATGTATAGTCTCAAAAAACAGTGAGGCGACATGCTCGAAAACATCCGTAATTTCGGTCTTGGGTTTCTGCAAGATCTTGGCGGCCCATCTAGACTCGCCGCTGCTGGCGCTGACATTGGCGAGATGAGTCCTATGCGCGACGCACCTGTGGACGATAAGGAACGCCCGCTAAAAGGCCCTGGAGGCTTCCTACCTAAACTTACGGAAGATGAAAGAAAGACGCGAGATCTTGCTATTGCTGCTCTTGATGGCGCGGGCGATGCTTTGACGCCAGATTTTTCGAATGCCCCTCAGGTCGCAACAGAAGTTAATCCATTTAGCCCTCAGCAGTATCAGGCCATGCTGGCTCAAATGGTGCAGCAGCAACCGGGCATTTTGGAGCGCTTTAGATCCGGTTTGGGCCAGGGGATGACAGCATAATGGCTACTTACCAAGAAGAAGAAACCGGCGCTATCGTTAATGCTTCTGATGATTATATGTCAGAAGACAAGCTGCAAGGCATCGTTGGCAGTGAACTGGACGATGCCGAAGATTACATTGACAACTACATCAGCCCTAGCCGCGCTCTGGCCACAAAGTACTACAACGGCGAGCCATACGGCGACGAAGAAGAGGGCCGATCCCAAGTTGTCAGCATGGACGTGCGTGACACTGTACAGGCCGTTATGCCGTCGTTGCTGCGTATTTTCACGGGATCTGAGCGCGCTGTTGAGTTTATGCCGCGTCACGCAGAAGACGTAGCTTCTGCGAAGCAGGCAACCGATTACGTTAATTACGTGTTTAACCAAGATAACAAAGGCTTTCTTGCGCTGCACGATGCGTTCAAGGATGCTTTGATCCGCAAAGTCGGGATTATTAAGTTTGTTTGGGATGAAAGCGTTGAGGTTAGCGCATCTGAGTTAACTGGCTTGGATGACAATGCCCTAGCAGCCTTGTATTCGGATGACAGCGTTTCCATCCAAGCGATCCGCTCCACATCTGCTGAAATGAGCGCAGAGCAGGCGATGGCAATCGAAGCTGCTGGGTTGCAGCCGCCAATGCTGCATGATGTCGAAATTACTCGCATGATGATGGACGGCAAAATTCGTGTTGAAGCAGTGCCGCCAGAAGAGTTCCTGATAGATCGCCGGGCTAAAAACATTGATGACGCTACGATGGTAGCGCACCGGCGCATTCTGACTGTTAGCGATCTTGTTGCGATGGGCTACGACAAGGAACAGGTTGAGAGCTTGGCGTCAAACTCTGACGAACTGGATTGGAACCCTGAGCGTTACGCTCGGAATCCGGCCCGCACAGATGACTATCATACGTCGTCTGACCCTAGCCAGCGTCTGGTTAGTTACGCTGAGGTTTACATTAATGTGGACCGGGACGGTGACGGCATTGCAGAACTTCGCAAGGTTTGCGTTGCGGGCAGTGGACATGAAATTTTAGCAGACAATCCTTGCGATATGCGTCCGTTTGCTAGCTTTTGCCCAGACCCAGAGGCGCATGAGTTCTTTGGCACGTCGATGGCTGACATCGTGATGGATATTCAGCGCATTAAGTCAGTTGTGATGCGCAACACTCTCGACAGCTTGGCCATGTCCATTCACCCCCGTATAGCCGTCACAGAGGGTCAAGTGAGCATCGAGGACGTGATGAACACCGAGACAGGTGCCATCATCAGACAACGCTCTCCGGGGCAGGTGCAGCCCATTTCTATGCCCTTTGTTGGGCAGCAGGCGTTTCCCGTTCTTCAGTATCTGGACAGCACCAAAGAAAGCCGGACGGGTATTTCTAAGGCCGCAAACGGCTTGGATGCAAACGCATTGCAGTCTTCTACGGCATCTGCCGTTGCGGCAACTGTTTCGGCTGCTCAGCAGCAAATTGAGATGATCGCGCGTATTTTTGCTGAAACTGGTATGCGCGACCTGATGCGAGGTTTGCTGAAGCTGGTGTGTCAGCATCAGCAGCGTGAGCGCATTGTCCGCCTTAACAATGAGTATGTTCCTATTGACCCGCGTTACTGGGACTCGACTATGGACGTTTCTATTAACGTGGCTCTGGGCCGTGGGTCTGACACTGAGCGCATGATGATGTTGCGCCAAATCGGGGAAATGCAGAAAGAAGCCATGTCTACGATGGGCGCGCAAAACCCGCTGACCAGCATGGATAAACTTTACAACACGTTGGCCGAGATGACCCAGTTGGCAGGGTTTAAGGACGTGAGCAAGTTTTGGAGCAATCCTGTTAACTTCCGCCCGCCTCCGCAGCAGGATGAGCCTGATATTAACGAGCAGTTGATTGGTGTTCAAATCCAGCAGATTGAAGCCGACATACAGAAAAAAGCTGCTGAGCTTGCATTGAAGCGCGAGCAGATGCAGATGGAAGACGATCTGAAGCGTGACCAGATGGAAATGGATCTTTACGTTACTGCTGAAGAGCTTCGAGCAAAGTACGGCACTCAGTTGCAGGTTGAAGACATTAAAAAGTCCACTGCAATAAGCCGTGAAAGCATGAAAGCACAGTCTGAGCTAATTAAGGAAGCTGTACGGGATGAACAAATCTGACCAACAGATTTTAGACGAGGGCCGAAAAGCCAAGATTATTCTTGAAGACGAGGACATTCAGTCGTCGTTGAGCGAAATACAGGCTGCCTGTTTTATTGATTTTCGTTCAGCCAAGATGACAGACACTGAGGCATTGCAGCGGTCACACGCTGCGTGCGCTGGGGTAGAGATGCTGCAGGCCGCGCTTCGCGCGCGGGTTGATCGTGCGCAACTTGTCGAAAAGCGCAAAAAATAGTAAATAGGAACTAACAAATGGCAGATACCAGCAACCCGCAGCGCGGGACTGATCTCCGTTCAGCTCAAGCCGCTATCATGGAATTGATGAGTTCACCCTCGGAAGAGGGCACGAACGAGCCAGTTCAGGAGGCGCAAGAAGAGCAGACCACTGAAGAAGTGGCAGCCGATTACGACGAACCAGTAGATTCTGGCGAGGAGTATGAGGCAACCGAGGAAGCAGAGTACGACGGCGAAGAGTACGGCGACGAACCTCAGGAAGCCCGCACCTACAAAGTTAAGGTTAACGGGCAGTATGAAGAGGTAACCGAAGACGAACTAGTAGCCGGATATTCACGTCAATCGGATTATACGCGGAAGTCTCAGGAAGTTGCAGAGCAACGCAAGTTGTTTGAGCAGCAAACGTCTGAGGTGGAAGCGGAGCGTCAACAGTATGCCGCGCTTTTGCCACAGTTGCAGCAGCAGCTAGCAGAAGCAACGCAGAACGAACCGGATTGGGATGCGCTTTATGAGCGTGACCCATTAGAAGCCACCAAGCTAGAACGGCAGTGGCGCGTAGCCAAAGAACAAAAGCAGGCTCAGTTGCAAGCCGTGAACGCGGAACAATCGAGACTGGCGGAGTTGCAGGCAAAGCAATATCAGCATCAAATGCTGGCCAGACAGGCAGAAGAGACAGAAAAACTGCCTCACTTGATCCCGTCCTGGCGCAATTCGGATGTAGCAAAAAAAGAAGCCGGTGAAATCCGGGGATTTTTGCTTGAAAATGGCTTCCCAGAAAACGAAGTCGATAACATCCAAAGTGCAGCAGTCGTAGCTATGGCTCGCGACGCAATGCTTTTCCGCAAGGGCCGCACCGCAGTGAATAAAAAGGCTCAGGCTGGGGAACAGCCAAGGCCAATGAAAGCTGGGTCTAGAGGCACGCAACCTAAGAAGTCCGACGTTGACAAGGCGCGCAAGCGTCTACGCCAATCGGGGAACCTGCGCGACGCAGCGGACCTCATTCTAAAGAGTGGTCTAACGTAGGAGAAAACAATGGCCATCGTAGCAAATACGTTCTTGCACTACACTGCAAAGGGCATCCGCGAAGATCTCGCGGACGTAATCGCAAACATTTCGCCTGAAGAAACGCCGTTTCAGTCGAACATTGGTACCGTTGATGTTACCAATACCACCTTTGAGTGGCAGACAGACTCGCTTGCCGCAGCAAGCGCAACTGCTCGCATCTCTGGTGATGATGTTGCAAGTTTTGATGCCACCACGGCGACGACCCGACTGAGCAACGTCACGCAGATTCTGCGCCGGACAATGGTCATCGAAGACAACCTTGACTTCGTTGACAAAGCTGGTCGTGACTCGGAAGTTGCTTATCAGGCTGCCAAGAAAGGCAAAGAGCTGAAGCGCGACGTTGAAACCATGCTCTGCGGCGTTAACAACGCCAAAGTGACTGGTAGCTCAGCGGTGGCTCCAGAAACTGCTTCTCTGTCGGCTTGGATTGCAACCAACACCAACAAAGCCACCGCAGGTTCGCCTGCTGACCCAACCGGCGACGGCACTGACGCTCGTACGGACGGCACGCAGCGTGCGTTTACTGAAGCAATGTTGAAAGACGTTGTGCAGAAAGTCTGGAATGCTGGCGGCGACCCCACCATGGTTATGGTCGGATCGTTCAACAAGCAGGCAGTCTCTGGTTTTGCCGGGATCGCGGCTCAGCGTTACATGGCTCCAGGCGATGGTCCTACTACGATCATTGGTGCGGCTGACATCTACATGTCTGACTTTGGCGAAATGTCGATTGTTGCGAACCGCTTCTCGCGCTCTCGCGACGCCTACGTCATTGATCCGGAGTATGTGGCTGTTGGCGTTCTGCGTCCAATCCAGATGGTCGATCTGGCCAAAACTGGTGACGCAGAGAAGCGTATGGCAATCTGTGAGTCTGGCTTGATGGTTAAAAATGAAGCCGCTCACGGCATCGTTGCTGACCTGACCACCTCGTAACTGAGGCAATAATAAAGCGGGCGACCTAAGGGTCGCTCGCAACAAATGGAGGAAACGATGCGCAAGATACTTGATCACGATGAACTTACCGGGATCACCAAACTTTGGCACGTTGACCCCACAACAGGTTCTGTAACCGTAGAAACGAGACAGGACATTACTTCCATCGCTAATGCTAATAAGCGCGCTCGGAACGAGATTGATGCGCGCACGCCTCATGGCGATGTCAGCAAGGTCGCATCTTTACCGTTAGCAGTGTATTATGACCTCAAGCGAAAGGGCATTCTCGATGACAAGAAAGCTCTGCGCAAATGGTTGAATGACAGCAATAACCAGGTATTTCGTACTCGCGAGGCAACACTGTGAGCATATCCACATACTCTGAGTTAAAAACCTCTATTGCTGATTGGGTTGTTCGCACGGATTTAACCAGCGTTATCCCTGATTTTATTACTCTGGCTGAGGCTCAAATGAACCGTGAGGTTCGCGACCGTCGGATGATTAAGCGAGCCACCGCAGCGATTGATGCTGGATATACCGCAGTCCCAACCAACTGGATTGAGAATGTCCGGTTTCAGCTAAACACAACTCCGATTGTTACGTTGGAGTTTGTTACTCCTGATCAAGCGGCTGAAGAGCAGAGGCTAGACAGCAGCAATGGCCGCCCTCAGTTTTTTACGATGATTGGGGAAGAGTTCCAGGTCGTGCCCTCGCCAGACAGTTCGTACACGGGTGAGCTTACTTACTACGAAAAAATCCAAAGCCTGTCTGACAGCAACACATCTAACTGGATGCTGGAAAACCACCCGGACATTTACCTGTACGGATCGCTAATGCAGGCGGCCCCGTATTTGGATGATGACGAGCGCATCCCAACATGGGGCGGTCTTTACAGCCGCGCTATTGAAAGTTTGAACGTATCTGATCAGCGCGCGCGGATTGGGTCTTCGTCCATTAGGATGCGCGCAAAGGCGATGGGCTAAAATGGCTACACTGAACAATAGAGTTTTTGACAACGGGCTTTCTGTCCTAACCAATGAGGCAGATCGTTTGGACATTTGCTCGCAGGAGCCAACTACGTATGCGGAGGCAACGTCTACGTACACGCTTGGCAATGACACGTCATTTACCGTTCCGTCGCCAAGTGACCGAACTGGTGGTGGGCGTAAGGTTGCAATTCCTGCTATTTCCGATGCCACTGTTACGGGCACAGGAACAGCAACCCACTATGCGCTTGTTGATGTCAGTGAAAGCCGACTACTTGTGACCGGCTCTATGAACGCTTCTCAAAGCGTTAACTCTGGCAACACTTTCAGCACCGATTCGTTTGACATCAGCATTCCTGATCCAGCCTAAGGTGCAGCATGACCATCTATGCAAACAGAGTTAAAGTTTTAACGTCTACTACTGGCACTGGCACCATTACCCTTGGCGCTGCAACTAATGGGCATCAGACGTTTGCAGACGGCGGCGTTACGAACGGTCAAACCGTTGAGTACGTCATCGAAGACAGCAATGCGTTTGAAGTAGGCACGGGCACTTACACAGCGTCTGGGACTACTCTTTCTCGTACTCTTGTCGAAAGCAGCACTGGCTCGCTTTTAGTCTTAAGCGGATCTGCGGTAGTTTTCTTAGGCGCTCATGCGTCTGTTTTTAACAAACTTGACGGCATAGAAACAGGCGCTGATGTGACAGACACAGCAAACGTTACTGCTGCTGGCGCTTTGATGGACAGTGAGCTAGCCAGCGAGGCTTCTGTTAAAGCTCTTAACCAGGGTGTTGCTACAACTGATAGCCCGACTTTTGCTGGGCTAACTTCTACTTCGCATGTTTCCCTCGGTGACAACGATGAGTTGCGCTTTGGTGATGGCAACGACCTAATCCTTGAACATAACGGTAGCAACGGCGACATCCGCAATAACATTAACGATTTGCTGATACGTAACCTCGCAGATGACAGAGAC